ATGAAAAAGGTTCTATCTCTTGTCCTTGCGGCGGTGCTTGCCGCGTCCCTCTCTGCCTGCGGCGGCGCTCTTGTCGATCTGGACACGCCCAAATCGGAGGAACTGACGGCGCAGTATGATTTTTACCCCAATGCCATGAACACCATTCGGGCGGATATGAAAATCACTCCCGAACAGGCCGATGAAGTCTTTATCATTCTGACTTCCTGCGGCCTTGATGGGAAGATTACAAGCATTTCCGAAAGCAAGGGCGCGTATACCGTCTATTACGGCGGTTCATCCCTCGACGTTGTACTTTCTGACGGTGCGGTTGAAACCGTCTATTATGGGCGTGATATGCTGTACCCTGAATATCACAAACACAACGTCTTGATGGACTATGACTTAACTGTAAAGGACGTGAAAACTGGTTCCGGCGACAAAATCGGTGAATACGCCTATATCCGCATTACGAAAGCACAGCTTCAATCCATTACGGAAGAAAACTACAAAGAATTCGTTGAAACCGTCGTCAAGGACAGCGGCTACAACTGGGTTGCAATTCTTTGTGATGACGGCACGGGTATTTGTTTCCCCGGTTCTATGTACTATGTCGGTACATACGGGAAGCAAGATACCGACGGTTCTATTCTTGAAGATTACGGCGCTATCACGCTGGACGAAAACGGCGGCTATACATACGAACAGTTCTGAACAGCAGGAAAGCAAAAGCGACGGGCGCAACGCCCGCCGCTTTCTTTATGCCTTTTCCTGTTCCGCGTCTGCCGCGGCCTGAACCTCTGCCGCGAACTGCTCCGGCGACAGTCCCAACACCGCCGCCGCCCGTTCGTCCATCAGCGATTCGATCATATCGTTTATGCTATCAAACCCGCTTGCCTTTGCCGCTCTCTGATATACGGACTTCTTTCCTTTCTTTACATACGGGTAAATCCTGTCATAGTTTTTGCTGTTGTATTTCCGCTTCGCGTCTGTTGCGGCTTTCCCGCGTGGGTTTCCATATTTGCTTGCCATTGTCACCACTCCTTTACTTGTCCATTTTATCACGCTGTTTATACTAACGCAAGTATAAAAAACATACAATCTATCGTTAGTATATTTGTGCATCATTCCAACTTGCATTTATACTAACGTTAGTATATAATCATAATCAGAAAGGGAAACCAAAGCCGCCCGGTTGTCGGGGCGTAGAGTTCGACAACAGCCAACCTTACGGGCTGACACGAAAAGGGAACCGACACGGCATACAATGACACTTCAACTTCTGGTTTTATATATGGGGGTAATCAATATGAAAAAGTTCGAGATCGGCAAGGAATATTTTGACCGTAGCGCCTGCAATCACGATTGCATTTTCACCATCAAGATTATCAAGCGCACCGAAAAGACGGTGACGTTCGAGCGTAACGGCAAGACCCGCCGTGCAAAGCTGTTCTTCGATGAACGCGGCGAATATATCATTCCCGAACGTTATTCTATGGCCCCGGTCTTCCGTGCTGAAAACGAGGTTCAGCCGGAAGAGGAACCCAGCGTCGAGGAAGCCGCCGTCGAAACGTCCTGCGGCGTTGAAATCGCCCAGCCCGCCGACGTGAACACCGTTGTTGTTATGGTGGGCCAGCGCGTCGAACGTATCTGCGGCGCTTGCTATCCTCCGCAGGGCGGAACCGTCATCGGCTTTGTTAGTATGCCTGATACCCGTTTCTTTCACGGCGGCGTTTTCGCTATGGTCCTGTATGACGGTGCAAAGGCTCCTGAACGTGTCTGCCTGTCCGACATTCACCGCCGCGGGTGGCGCTCTCCCGGCGGCTCTCCGTTGGGTGTGTTCGTCGCTTGATGCTTTACCGGGGCGGCGGTTTCCGCCGCTCCGTTTTTCGTGCCACTGTATCTACCGCAACGGCGCAAAATTTTTCTGCTTTTTCGCATTTTCCCTATTGACTTTATACTAACGTTAGTATATAATAAGAGCATAAAGAAAGGGGGTGACAAGGTGAAGAAGAAAAAGAAAAAGCCCACGAAATCGCGGGTCGATGTTTGGACCATCGTGATAACCGCAATCGTGGACTTTCTGGTAGGGCTTGCGTTACTGATAATTGATAAGCTGACGTAAGCCGAAACCCCGTATTCTATGGGCGGGTTCACCGCCCACCCATAGAATACACTTTTTCTTCTGAACTGTCAATCATGCTTTTGAAAATCGGAATCTTCCTGATTGCTGTTGCCGTTGTGAAACTGATTATCGCCGCCGCGGTCCATTACCGCCGCAAGAAAGGGAAATGAACATGAAAAGAACTGCAAACAAGTTCCAGCGGGCCTATATGGTCGCCAAAGCCCGCGTGCAGGAAGTCGAATCCCAGCAAGAAGCCATCGAAAAGAAGTTCATTGCCGACAAAGGCATTGTCAATCCCGACGGCTCCATTCCCGAATTCCTTTACTGCATGGAGGATGACGCGGCCTTTGAAAAGGCGAACGACGAATGCGCCGCGCTGATTGTTTCCGCCGGGCTTGAAGAAGAACTGAACGCCGCCCGTTCCGTCCTGAAAGCGTCGGAAGATAGTTTGATTGCCTACGGTCTGTCCCTTGCTCCCGCTGGGGTCCGGGCCACGTTGGAAAAGGCCGTTCAGCACAACGCCGCAACCCGCGCAAAGGTCCTTGACCTCGCGTTCCGGCTTGACGTGTCCACGGTCAGCGCGTAAGATGAAAGCAGGCGGCGCAAACGCCGCCTGCCCCAGCAAAGAAAAGGAAATTTGTATGAACAAAATCCGTCGCAAGGCTCTTCAAGAAATCTTCGATAAACTGTCCGCTCTCTCTGACGAACTCGAATCCATCAAAGAGGAAGAGGACGAAAGCCGGGAGAATATGCCCGAAAGTCTGCAAGGTTCGGAACGCTATGAACAGTCCGAATCTGCCTCATACAGCATTGATGAAGCGATTGAATCTATCTCTTCCGCGTGCGACAGTATCGAAAGCGCAATGGAGTAAACAAAAAAGCCCGCCGGGGAATGACCCCCGACGGGCTTTCGTTTTTGTCCGAATCGGACGTGTTTAGTTTTCTGCGTGTTCGGTCTGGACGGCCTGTTCTTCGATGCCGACAAGCAGGCTTTCCACGGATGGGGTGTCGATGTAGCCTTTCAAATTCTCATTCGCGCCCCATGCTTTCTTCGCTTCCTCCAAAGCGGCTTCGATCATTTTTTCAATATCGCTGGACGTGAAAAGCAGTTTCAGCACCGCCGGGATTCGCTGATAAATCCAGTCCGCGACGGCGGCATATTTCAGGGAACCCGTACCGCTTCCGAACTGCTTTTCGGCCTGCGTTACAAGGTTGAAAAGGATTTGCTTCAAAATCTTTGTTTCGCCGCGCTTGATAAGCACGACAACCAGCGCAAGGAAAGCAACGACGACAAGCACGCTGTCCCAATTCTTCGCAAGGAATGTAAGAACGTTCATTTCCGTTTCTCCTTTCTATCTGTCAGCCAATGACGGTACAGCCGGATTCAGGGACCCAGCCCAAACCGTCGATGTGTATGCCGCACTTGCGGCCCGGATAGTAATACTTCACCGTATACGTTCCGTTTACGGTCTTGCCCTGTCCGCCGCCGTTGCTGTCACGGTACAGCGGGCCGGAATACTTCACCTTTGCACCGACGCGCATTTTCGGCGCGGTCGTACCGCTCCCGACGGCCTGCACGTCCGCCGCATTGACCCAGCCGTAAACGGTAGAACCGCCGCCGGGCTGTTTGATAAGGTGGTAGGGGTGCTTTGCGCCCTTTGCAAGCGCCGTTACCTTTGCCGTTCCCGGCTTGCAGGCCGCGCCGCTTGCCGCCGCCGCGTTGGTGTAATGAGTGTTGCCCGTGAAGCGCACTACGTCGCCCACAGCGAACGCAAGCGTCGCCGGGGTTGTAGTTGTGCCGCTGGGCTTTGTCGCGCTTTCTGCGCCGTTCTGTGCGCCGCCTGCGGTGTCGTAGGTGATATACGGCAACTTCCCGTGCTTCGTCCACTTGCGCCCGTTCATGCCGGAAATAGTGCCAATGTTCAGGCACGCCGTCACCTGCACGCAGTTCTTGAAAGCGGGCGAACATTCGATGACCTTTCCGCCGCCGATGTATACGCCGATATGACCGGGCAACCAGACAGCTTCACCCGGAACAATGCCGCCGAAATCAGCGGACACGCCGGAACACTTCGTAATCATGGTGTCGGCCCCAAGATCGGGAACGCCGTTGGAAGCATAGGCCGCGCCGCCGTATGGCTTCGCGGCGTTTCCGCTCCAACCCCAAAGAACGCCTTTGATAAGGCATACGCAGTCGAACCCGTAGACGGGCGGGTTCTTATCCGCCGCCGCCCGAATCATCGCCGTTCGCGCGGCCTGCTTGTTGTACCTGTGATTTGTGCAATAGCGGGACACGTTCGCGCCTGTCAGGGGCGCACCGAAACAGCCCATGACGTACAGCGTTTTATAGTTGTCCACAATGTTTTGCAATTTGTTGATAAATTCAGACGCTTTCATTTTGCCTGCTCCTTTCGCGTCTGCGGGGCTTGTGGTCCCCGCCGTGGTATTTGAACCGCTGGGCTTTGCGGCGCTTCCTGCGCCGTCGTAGGCGGTCAGGGCGTATGCTTCGATGATTTGAACCAGTTTGTCCGCATACTTCGGGTCGGTCGCATAGCCCGCCGCGGCGATTGCCCGGCACGCGGCTTTATAGTCCCGCTCCCCGATGACCGCTTTATAGCGGGCATTGCGCGAAAGCAAGTCGGAATGATCGGCGACGCTTTCCGCCCAACTGCCATAGGCCCGGAAAAGGCCCGTCACGGTCGTAAATGTCACGCCGTCGTAGCACTCTTGCGTTTTGCCGCTGTAAACGGCCCCGGTCCAGCTTGTCCCGGCCTTGATGCCGAACAGGGCGTTTCCCTTGACCGTCAAGCCGGATTTGCCCCAGCCGCTTTCAAGGATTGCTTGTGCTATCGTCAGGGACGCGAGGACCCCGCTTTTCTGCATATCCGCCGCGGCAAGTGCGCCCACCCGCTCGATGAATTTCTTTTGTTCCTGTGTCATGTGTATTCCTCCGTTACGGCTGAACGTTGTTCAGGTCAACGGGCATTCCCTCCGTTTCCTCCGGGTTTGCCTTTTTGATTTTCACAACGTTTTCCGCCTTTGCTTTCCACGAATAAAAGCCGATGACCGTTGCCGTCGGTGTCCCAACGTAGGCAAGGAAAACGCCAAGCTGTGAAACGTCGAGGACAACAGCCCATACGCCCACGCCGAACCCGGCGAAATAGGTACAGAGGACCGCCCAAAGAACCAGCTTTGAACACTCTATCTTCCGGCGGCTCTGCTTGCCCTCTCTTCGTCGGCGGGGCCGTCGTCCGCTCAACAGCAGGACGGCGGCGAACCCGCCAACCAACCCGGCGGCAACGCTGAAAAGATAAATCATGCCGCGCCACCTTTCTCATAGAAAATCGTGCTTTACCAACCGTTCGTCATACACCCGCTTGATGTTTGCAACCGCGTGTGTGGCGCGGTTGTTTTCATATTCTGGGTGTGTGTCGCAGTATTTTTCGTAAAGGTCGATTTCGTGCAAAATCTCGATGAAGTCTTCCTGCGTGTGCGGAATGTCCCGCAACAGTTCATTGTTGAATCGCAGGATTTTTGAACGGTGAAAATCAGCGTTCCGCGCGTCGTCCGTTTTGATATGGTCGTCAAGGGTTTTACGGGTTTCGTCCAGCTTCCGCAGAACGTCGCCGTTGATTGCCCGCCCAATGGCACGCGCAAGCCACGTCCACGGGTTCAACTTCACGGGGGCGATTTGAACCAGCGTCAGAACCACAAAGGCAATTCCTCCGCCGCTTGCTATCTCTCTGATTGTCATTCTGTCCCCTCCCGCAAATTGAAGTCCCCGTAAACGCTTTTCAGCGAATACGGGGCGATTGTGGGCGGTGCTTCCTGCGAGTGATAAACCGCGCAGTCATACGCCCAAACCAAATAGCGCGTTGTGTCCTCCGCCCAAATAGCAAGCGGCATAATGAAAAACCACAGCAGACCGAACACCGGGCAGATTTGGCCCAGCACGTTTCCCGGCTGATTGCTGTAATCCCAAACGTCCAGCCCTAACCACAGGTTCAGGACACACCCGGAAACAAACTCTACCGCAAGCACGATAACGGCCCCGATGACCGATTGCACGATGACCGGGGCGCGATAAAAGCGCGGGACCTGATTGATAGCACCAACCAGAACCCCGCACAGCCCGCCTACAACGAACATAGACGGGTGGGAGTACCCACGGAAAAGCGTTTCAAATACGACGTAAGCCGCGCCCAGCGCGGCCCAAATCGTCAAGATACGTTTCACGCGTCGCCACCTGCTTTCTCGATCAGCGCCGCCATGCTTGCCGCAAGGTCGGCGGGCAGGTCCGCGCCGTACACGATAGCCGGGATTTCATCAAGCCCGGCCCGTTTAATCCACGCGTTCAGGTGGTTGCAGTAAGTGCGGTGATAGAAGACGTGGGCGGTCGCGGCCTGTGTAAGCGCGGTGAATTCCTCCGCGGTATACATACGACAAAGTTCACCGTCGGCGTGGTACGGCACTTCCTCCGCACCCTCCTTGACCGTCTGGAACTGCGCCATAAGTTCGGTTTGGTCGTGTTCGGTCAGACTGTAATGTGCGCCGCCCACGTCGATTCCGGCGTAGATAGCCGCGGAACACGCAAGGCCGATTTCGGCTTTCTTCGCCGTGCGGACCTGCTCAACGTCGTTCCAGTCCTGCGGCGGGGTCACGCCCAGCCGCTCCAACTTCATATCACGAATGCTGTCTTCTCTGTGCTGAATGCTCATTCAAAGTTACCTCCCGCAGACGTAATGAAGCAATCGCCCGTTGCCGTTCCGCGCTTTACCTTGATGCGGAAATTGTAGCCCCAAGCGCTCGCCGTTTTGGTGGTGTTGGAAAGGAAGAACTTACTTCCGCTTACGACGTTTTGCGTCACGTCCTCCCACGTCGGGGAAGCGTCGTTGCCGTTGTTGCAGACTTCCACGGTGAATTTTGCACCTGCTGGAATTTGACGCACGACAGACATGATACCTTTTGTCACCATATCATCGGCAGTAAGCGGGGTAGCAAGTGTAAGTTCGATTTCCGTTTCATTTTTCGTGAACGTATACGTCCGGGTCGCGCTTCCGCCGTAGTTGTCCGCCGCAACGATTTTCAGCGTATGGGACCCGTTCAACAGCTTCACCCACTCTGCGGCGGTGATGTTGAACGAATAGTTCTGTCCGCTTGTCGCGGTGTAGGAACGCTTCTGCGTGCCGTCGATGTACTCCGTCACGGTCAAGGTCTGCCCGCTGTCTTCGTCCGTTACGCTGTAACTCTGCGCGAACGCGGCGGTCTTCGCTCCCAAGTTGGAATCTGTGCCGCTGATAACGG